GCCGACTCGACCTACTAATCCGATCTGAGTCATGGAGTCATCACCTCTTGTGGAGATGATTAACCACGAAAACAGAACCGAAGGATTTTGTTAAATCCAAGGCCCTAGATCGGACCACTGTCTAACAACGCTGTGTACAACACGGGGCACCGACTCGTGAAGTGGGGTAGAGTTATACCCTTTCTTCTTCACTTCGCCGTCATCCCATGCGTACATCGCTTTCAGCGTTAACGGCCTACTGCTAACGGGGCGCAACGCCTCGTTACGCTTCGACAGATCCCATAGAGAGGCAAGAAAATACCCTTCCTCATCGTCAATCAGAGATTTACTCTGGTCCATCAGGTGATAAACACGATATCCTTCGATACCATGCCGTTCCCTGCTTGGGAAGACTTCATCAAAGTTACCGATGAAGCCCCCATCCCCCAAAGCTTCGGGTATCCTCAGGCGCAAAGCCTTCGGAATCGAAGTCAAAAGGAGAGCAAATGGCAATTGAAACCGTTTATCACACGCCCAGCCTATACAAAGCCGGTGCGCATAACGACGGATCGCATTCGCAAGGCGAAACACTGCCTGGACTGACGAAATCCTACCCTTAAGGTAGATGGGCTTAACATCAAAGCCGTTAAAGTAGTGGGCACCACAGCTTTCACGAAAAGATGAGTCATGATGACTTTTCTTCGTGTTAACTACAAAGCCGTAGAAGCTCAGCACTTCAGACAGTAGCGGAAAGACTGATGTTGGTATTATAACATCATCCCCATAGACGCTTACCAAACTTTGGTCCGCGTCCAGCGCTTCAGTGCAGCAAATTGCGACTGCATAGAAGATGAGAGACTCTAGAGAGAAGGTGAAGCCGTTCCCCATACTGGAGAATTTGGCCCACCTAATTGTACTCTCTTCGAGTCCTTCCCGTTTTATGGTGCCGTATTTGGTACGACAGCTGTCCATCACGGAGTACCATCGAGGGGGCAAAAGCTCCCGTACGACAGAGTCAGCAATGGAGTCACTTGCAGAGGACAAGTCAACAGTTGCGACAGAGCCCGTTTTCGAGCCATGCCGTGCCAACCGTTGGTTCTTGCTCTGGTCGTGTAAGTCTATACCAAACCGGAGTAAGCGACTATTGATCATCTCACCGATCGATTTCTGGAACCATAAATTCAGTCCCGGCTCGATAGCAATAACTCGATCCGTTGTCGCGTCCTTCGGAACAGTGATAACTTTACTCCCAACCTGGAACACGGGGTATTTAATCCCGAACGCCAGGTGCCTAGCCCATAGAGGATAAATCTTCTCCATGAGGTCGGGTGGAATTAAAGAGTAGAGGTCGCGCGTGATACCAGCTTCACGCTGGAATTTTCTTGATGAACTGGCTTCTCTTCGCTTTATAAGCGTCGATGCGCCAGGACCCCAGTCAGACAACGAAGCGAACTCCTCGGCGTTAAATTCGCCCAGAATGTGTTCGATTTTTCGTATGATTGCGTGATGCAACCACACGATAGACCCAAATTTTATGGGTTTATCGAAATAACGAGCAGTAGTTTTCACTTCTCCCGGATAATCTGGGGAGAGCTCGTTAACCATCCTGAAACGATTGTTTGTCTGCCTACACAGATCTTCGTATTTTTGGAATTTCTGTAGGGCAACTTCCGCCAAATCAGTCTTCAGGTTTAATCCTGTAAACTTCGATAGCAGTTTAGTCGCCGCATAGGCATCCCGGACATCCTCGAACGTATTATAGTTCAGGGGATCAAAGTCTAGGTCCGCGATCTGTTGGTGCTCATTATTTTCAAACATGAGCCAGACCGCTAAGGACCTTGGACAATCCAGGGACCGAAGGACCGCTCCGATAGCACGAGCTTCAAGCATCGGGTCTACGCGGTATTGTAGAAGTCCTTTCAAGAACTTCTTTCCATACTTTTCAGAAGACATGGAGGTACTCCTTTGAGTTAAGAAAAATTGAAACAAATCCTAGGGTTACCCCCAGGGCGCATCAAAATTCTCGATCGCGTTTCGTAGCGGTGAGCCCGTTGTATCACTGGGCGCCGCATCAGAAGCCGTGATCGTTGCCATAAGCATGGACATGACGAGGTCGAGTATTGCTTGTCTCTCCCACAACAGCCCACGCTCGGGTAACAACCACTCACCCGAGAACATGTGCGAGTAAGCCACCTGCGGTGCCGGGGTAAAACCCGTAGCCGTTGATGGGCTCGCCACTTCCAGGGAAGGGAGTACCACATTCGTCGATACCCTGTATATACGGCTCGTCTTGTTAGGCGGCCGCACACGCAGAGTAACCGACGGGTAACCGATGGCGATTCCGCCAGAACGGTCCACCCACCGCGCGACACCAGGAGCCGTAAAGCCCTCAGGGTCGAAGGTTCTTGTTACGCCGATCGCGGCATCACCTACCGTTTTATGAACCGAATCCATCCGGTTCGCAATGAGGGCAAGCGAAACTGCTCCGGCGAGTTTCATGGAAGCTAAAGCCGACATGATAATGCCTTTCAAAGGTATTACGTTAGAACTGGCCTAAACTATCTGCCGTAGAATCGCTGGCCACTAAAGGCCACCCTCATCAAAGCAAGGGCATTAAGTGCATGAACGGTACTAATGGGGTTCTTCCACGAGGGAAGCTTCATACTCGGAAACTCGGTAAGCTTCAACCGATCGAGTAGGATAGCGTCTCGCGAATAGTTCCCCGTCCGCCAATGCACCCGTGTAGCGTCTTCTTCGTAGAAATCCACGTTCTGATGTGCAGTCTGTCTTGTAAACCGCGTTTCGAACCCATCTACAAATGAGAGTCCCTCCCAGTGTTTTAAACCGGTGAGATATTCTCCGATGGGCAAGAACCAGTCCACGACAAAACTGTACGGTATGAGCTCCCACGCTAGGCTTATGGGATTATTGAAACCGATCTGCGACAAAAACGCGGAAAGCGGCTCTCCGATCCTGTATCTCATCCCAAACTGAATCTGTGTTTGGGTTATGAGCATCCAGTTCCCCGATGATTTGTTTTCACCAGGAACTATCAAAGGGCCACCTTCAGAGGTGGTCTTCGTCGTAGTAGAGCGCGCTGTTTGCACCATAAAAGTCCCGCTGTTTAAATATGCGAGGCTTTTAGCGGCACCGTAGACGTCCTGAAGTAAGGGCTTCCATCCGTACTGTAACTCAAGCCAGTTCTTACTGGCAGAGTTCATCACAGTATATCGGCCCGGATCCTGTCTTTTAAGGATCCCTCCAGGTCCAGGAACATACGTAGTCCCTGGGCGAAATCTCGGTTGCTCTTTCTGCCATAGAATCGACACGGCCAAAGGAATGTTTCTTCCCTTTACGGCACGTATCGCACCAGTCAGTCGCTTGCAAGTATCTGCTACAACGCGAGTTAACTGATTGACCTGCACGAGATCTTGAGCCAAATTATTTACATCTTGGCCCGCCCTCTCTGCGAGTTTACTAACGGCTTTATTCCGGTTCGATAGATCATGAACCGGCGTTGGTACACCCAGCCACACACCTTCCATCGGTCCACTCCCAAACGTGTGACTAAGGTCGCTCCCGTATCCAGGCTTTCGCCTATCGGACTCGGAATAGCAACCATCACTCGTTGTATAGGTGTAGACATGATGGGGGTTTACGGGTAATTGTCGCTTCTTCAACCCTCCGAAACCTGGCGTTCTC